TCAAAAAAGATTTTCTCAAGATCAGATCCGAAAGCTCCCGTAGCCTCTCGGCTTTTAGCATGTGCCAGTCGAGCAGCGTGGGATTGGGTAACCCCTCTGACAGCGTCATGTGCAGCCTCGACCTGAGCATGCCTTTCCTCAGGAGTTCTTCTTTCCCAGACTCTTTTATTAGCGGCAGACGTCTTCTCCCTCTCACCTGGCCTGTCCCATCTGGCAGCGGACCCCGCTTTCTGGGATCGGTAACAGCCTCTCTCCTTAAGGAGTCTTATGACAGGCGTGGAGCTGCAGCCCAATTCACAGGCAATGTTGAGGAGAGATTCTCCGGACAAGTATCTTTGAACGATGCTTTCAGGATCAGAGAATTGGAAGAAGGCTGTTCTTCCAATCCCTCGCAAATCGAGAAGCTTGAGCACAGGAGTTTCGCTGCAGCCGATACTCCTGCCTATATCCTTAGCCGATTCTCCGGACAAGTATCTTCGGACAACGTCGTCTTCGTCGGGAAAAAGAAATTTTCTGGTCATGTGTTCAACCTTGAAACTGTAGATGGGTGGTACTCAGCGGGAGAAGGTAACCTGATTGTACACAACTGTCGATCCCTGATGTCTGCAATTGTCGATGGCAAACTTCCTCGCGAAACGTCGTACGAGACCTGGCTCACGAAGCAGCCAAAAGATGTTCAGCAGGACATCTTAGGGCCACGAAGGTTCAGTTTGCTGGAGCAGGGCACGCTGGACTTCAAGCAGTTATTTGATGGCCCTACTGGCAGACCGTTAACTCTTGCAGAGCTTAAGGTTAGAGAAGGTTTTGAATAATCAAAAAAATTGACAATGGCCCTTGAGTTATTTCCTCGGGTCGATCTATAGTAAAACATTGTGACATAAGATCTGTGATCTTATGTCGATTTTCCGCAGTCCCAGAAGGGGCTAACACCACTTACCCAGGAGGGTTGTGATGACGACTCTTTTCTCGATCTCTACGTGTAAATTTTCTCGAAAACTGACTCGACCTTTTGAAGACGGCGACCCGTCGAAAGAGACCGACCTTCAGGCGAAGATTGATGCTGCGGTTGAAGCAGCAACAGCTCCCCTGAAACAGAATCGAGACATGATTCTCGAAGAGAAACGGAAGGCTGCGGAAGACCTCAAAAAGGCCAACTCCATTCTTGGTCAGCTCGGTGGCGAAGATGGAATCAAGTCTCTCATCGATCTGCAGAAAAAAACTGCAGGCGACGAGACACTGCAACGCATCCAGAAGGGTGAGTGGCAGGAAGTGTTCCAGGAGAAAAACCAGGAACTGATCAAGAGCTATGAAGGAAAGCTCAAAGAGCAGCAGTCTGCAGTTGAAGCCGTCAAGGCTTCCGAGCAGAAAGCTCTCGACAAGTACGTCAAGAAGATGCGTGAAGTAGAAGTGCTGTCAGTGACCTCTTCTTCCGAAGGCTTCCAGAAAGCCGCTACTCCGGACGCAATGTCCCGAGCAGTGGGAGTATTCAATCACTTCAACGAAGAGACAGGACGTCAGGAGATTCGAGACAAGGACGGAGTCGTCAAGCTCGGGAAAGATGGCGTCAGCCCTTACTCCGTAGAGGACTGGCTGGAAGCACAGAAGGAACCATGTGCCCACTGGTGGGCACCCTCGAAAAGCTCGAACGCCTCAGGATCGAATTCCGGCGGACCTGGTGGTGCGACAGACACTTCGAAAATGAACTTCGCAGAATTCGAAGCTCATCGAATTGCAGAAATATCTAAAAAGAAGAAGCTTTATTGACGGTGGAGTGTTCGCCAACACTCTCACCTCATCTACATCCTGATTAGGGGAGAGTTACCATGGCGAATACTATTCTGACGATTGACGACATCGCCCGAGAAGCATTGATGCTTCTGCGATCCACACTCGTCGGCGGCAAACTGTTTGACCGTCGATACGAGACGAACTTCACCGGCACCGAAATGGTCGGTGATACGATTCGCATCCGACGACGCGGATCGGGAACAGTTCGAGAATTCACTTCTTCGATCACTGTCGACGATATCTCAGAATCGAACGTCAACCTGGTGCTTGAAAAGCACTACGACTTGTCGTTCGCGGTCACCTCGAAGCAGTGGACCCTGGACCTGCAGAACTTCAGCGAGCAACTGCTCGCTCCGAACGTTCTGAAGATGGCCGAGCAGATCGACGCCTATGCGTTGACCAAGCTGAAGCATCTGCCGAACATCGGCGGTACAGGCGAGACATCCTGGAATGGATCAGCAGCTGTTCTTCCCGGCGCATTGCCCACGACCATTGCTCACCTCGCAGCCATCAACCGAAAGCTTGATGAGCAGAAGGTTCCGATGGCCGAACGTGTTCAGCTTGTGAGCCCTGCGTACAAGCAGGCATTGCTCAGCATCGACAGCTTTGTCGAAGCCGACAAACGTGGTGACGGTGGCACAGCACTCGCGCAGGCTCGCATGGGTCAGCTCATGAGTATGAGCCACTTCATGGACCAGAACGTCGACAGCTCAACTGTCCACACGGCAGGCACCATGGCCACAGCTGCCTGCTCCGCAGCAATCGCTGTTGGGGCTACCAGCATCCCTTACGACACCGGCAATGATGCTACAGGCACCTGGAAGACTGGCGACATTGTCTACATCACTGGCTACGGAAACGTGGTTGTTGCGGCAGACAATACGGCTGTCTCAAACGCTGGCACACTGACCATCGTTGAGCCGATCCGAACGGCCATCGCGGACACGACTGTCCTCACGATGTACGACGCATCTGGAACTCGAACGCTGCAAGGTGCTGCGTTCAATCCTCGTGCCTTCGCCTTTGCTGCGGTTCCTCTGGAAATCCCGCAGGAAGCTTCGGGTGCAGTGGTCACTTACGAAGACCTCAGCATCCGGCTGATCCGTGACTACAACATCACGACCAAGACATCGACGATCTCGATGGACTGCCTGGTCGGTGGCGTTCTGGTCGACGGCAACCTCGGCTGTCAGGTTGTTCTCGGAACGTAAGTTTCGATAAATGATAATTGGTGCCGGGCAGGCGGTTCTCTGCCTGCCCGGCATATTTTTTTCTTTTCACTTCACACAGGAAGTTACGATGACGAAAATTATTTTCATCAGCAATGGCCAAAAAACACTTCGCTGCAGTGCGGGTCAGCTCGAAGCATTCACGTCACAGAAGGACGGGGAAGGCAAGCCTGTCTGGATCGTGGTAGACGATCCAAATCCTCCGACACTGTCTGCGGCTGAAATAGCGATCAACGATCACACGAATCAGATTGCTATTACGCACATCGATTCAGGCAAAGAATGCTGGTGCGACAAGGGTCAGCTGGAGATAATGCTGGCCAACGGCTGGAAGAAACGAGGGGCGGCAGCACCTGAGGCCAAAGAAGAGGCCAAAGAAGAGGCCAAAGAAGAGGCCAAAGAAGAGGCCAATACTCCCAAGCCATGGGAAGTTCCTGGCCCTGTCGCCGACCTTCGCAAGACGCTCGAAGGACTGTCTCGTGAAGAGGACAAATTCTGGAAGACCAACGGAGAGGTCAACATCACCGGCCTGCGAGACGTTGTTCCGAACATCACTCGCAAGGAAGTAGAAGAAGCCTTCCCTGGGTTCAGTCGAACGGCGTAATTCACGAGCAGTCATCGAAGTAATCAGCTTGGGAGAACGCCATGGCAATGATCGTCGAGACGGGGACAGGAGTTGCTGGAGCCAACTCGTACACGACCGTGGCGTTCATCCAGTCCTACTTCGATGATCGAGGCGGAAATACCGCATGGGATGCACTGGCCACGGATGCTGATCGGGAACACATTCTGATCAAAGCAACTGACTACATCGAGAAGCGGTTCAGTGAGAAGTGGATCGGCGATAAGAACGACAATACGAATGAGCTGTCGTGGCCCAGGCACAACGTCTACGACCGGCACTTCCGGCTGCTCTATACGAACACCGAGATTCCACCTGAGCTGCAGAAGGCGGTCGGCGAATACGCTGTTAGAGCCATCACTGCTGCGTTGATTGCTGACCCTGCTACTCAAGGACTGGAAGTCGAAGAGAGCGAAAAGAAGATTGGTCCGATCGAGAAACGCGAGAAGTTCATGAAGCACGGTGGGCTACGGCAACGGTCTTCGCTGGTTCGCGACTCAGTCTTCAAAGAATATCCTGCGGCGGACTTGCTGCTTGAAAAGTTTCTGGCACCTACCAATTCAAAACGAATGACCCGAATTTAAGATTCCTGTGTGAGGGAGGCAGCCAGACTG